AGAAATTGACGAAGAAGATGGTGATATTTGTCTTAGTTGTGGATCATAGTTAGTATATTTGTATTGCTTTTAAATGGTTTTATCCTCACATCGTATTGGTGTGGGGATTTTTTTATTATATTTAACACGTGAACGCACACTTAGAAATTTTAGCAAGACACGATGAAGATTGGAAACGTATAGTTCGTTCCTTTGGTCATTCAGAACATTACGATGATATTGTTCAAGATTTCTACATGAAAGTATACAACAACAAAGTAGTTAAAGTAATAGAAAACAACCAACCTAATAAAGTTTACTGTTGGGTGATACTACGAAACCTATACTTTGACTATCATAGGTTAAACAAAGAACACATAAACATTGATTTAATCAGAGATTTAGTTCAAGAAGATCACATGGAGCTAAAACGAAAATGGGAAAAAGTATACAATACCGAAGAAGAAACAAAAAAAGACTTCCATTGGTTTGATCTAATGCTTTGGCAACTTTACACAACTACTGATTTATCTATGCGTGACATAGCACGAGACACTAACATATCATTAAAAACTATCTTTGCAACTTTAAAACATTGCAGAGAACAAATACAACATAAATTATGGCAAGAAGAAAATCAAAAGGACTCGGAGATAGTATTGAAAAGTTCACCGAAGCAACAGGAATTAAATCCGTTGTAGAAAAGGTTTCAGAAATTACTGGTTTAGATTGTGGATGTGATAAACGAAAAGAAGCACTAAACAAACTATTCCCTTATAAGAAACCTGAGTGCTTTAATGAAAACGAATTAGAGATTCTAAGCGCTTATAAAGAAAGAAAGCCTGTTACTATTTCACCTGTTGAACAAAACGCAATTAACAAGATATATGCACGTGTAATGAAAACAAAGGTTGAATATACAACATGCGGTTCTTGTTTAGCGGATAGATTACACCAATTAATGAGGCTATACAATGAGTATTAAAGAATTGTACAACTACATTTATATAGAAAACGAATTCTACTTCGGTGGAATAGAAATAATATATTTTTTAAACTAATGAACTACATAGCAATAATAATATTTTTAATACTAACTTGGTTACTATTAACAATGTATTGGTATCATGTAGTATTGAATTGAACTCAAATTTTTTCAATTTATGGATAAAAGAAAATACAACGGAGGACATTCAAACGGAGGAAGGAGGTCAAAGGCAGAAGAACAAAACCTTATTGAAAAACTTTCACCATTAGAAGAGTCAGCACATATGAAATTAGCAGAGGCAATTGATAGCGGAAAAGATTGGGCTATTAAAATGTTTTTTGAATATATGTACGGAAAGCCTAAGCAACAAACAGACATCACTACAATGGGCGAAAAGATACAAAACATTATACATTTAGGAAGTGGAATAAAACCTGAGTAGTGGAGCTATTAATCAAACAAGAATATGCAACTTATTACCTAAACGATAAAGAAACAAACGAGGTTCTTTATGGAGGTGCTGCAGGAGGAGGTAAATCTGCTTATGGTTGTTTATGGTTAATATCAATGTGTCAAACGTATGAAGGTTCACGATGGTTAATGGGACGTTCTAAACTTAAGACATTAAAAGAAACAACACTAAACACTTTCTTTGAGTTAGCAAGTGAATTAAATATAAGCGATGAGTTTAATTATAATGCTCAATCAAATGTTATCTATTTTAAAAATGGTAGCGAAATAATACTAAAAGATTTATTCCTTTATCCTTCAGACCCACATTTTGATAGTTTAGGTTCTTTGGAGATTACAGGGGCTTTTATAGATGAGTGTAACCAATTATCCTATAAAGCTTGGCAAGTCGTTAAATCAAGGATAAGATATAAATTAACGCAATTTAATTTAATACCAAAAATGTTAGGTACTTGTAACCCTGCTAAAAATTGGGTGTACAAAGAGTTTTACTCACCATTTAAAAATAATACCTTATTACCTTATAGAAGATTCATCCAAGCTTTACCAAAAGACAATCCTTATTTACATCCATCTTATTTACAATCATTATTGCAATTAGATAAAAATAGTAAAGAAAGGTTGTACTATGGTAATTGGGAATATGATGACGACCCAAGTACATTGATAAGCCAGGATTCAATTGTAAATTATTTTACACCTACTCACTTAAAAGGTGAAGGTCAAAAGTATATGACTATTGATATTGCACGTAAAGGAAAGGATAAAACAGTATTTCGTATTTGGCACGGTTGGTTGTGTATAGAATCGTATAGAATAGATAAAAGTGGTTTGGATGTAGTTGTTCAGAAAGCGAGAGATTTTCAAATTAAACATAGTATACCATTGACTAATATTGTTGCGGATGAGGATGGTGTTGGTGGTGGTGTTGTCGACTTCTTAAAGTGTAGAGGATTTGTTAATAATTCACAAGCAATAAAGGGAGAAAACTATTCCAATCTAAAAAGTCAATGTTCTATACTTACAGCTAAAAAAATTAGTTCAGCAGAAATGGGAGAGCTATGTAATGACAAAACAATAGTTGATATTGTTACAGAAGAAATGGAGCAAATAAAATTAAAGGACATTGATAAAGATGGTAAACTAACAATTATTCCAAAAGAAACAATAAAGGAAATGATTGGAAGATCACCCGATGAATGGGACAGTATAATGATGAGGTATTATTTTGAATTACAACCAAAAGGTAATTATTCAATTGGTATACGTTAACAACTAAATAGGTTATTTAATTATGAAGATAGAATTGAATGTTCCTGATAATTTGAGTGAAATTACACTTAAACAATATCAGAAGTACAACACGATAGCAACAACAAATGAAGACGCTACTTTCATCACTCAAAAGATGATTGAAATATTTTGTAATGTATCTTTAGCAAATATTGTAAGCATGAAAGCCACAACTATAAATGAGTTGATGGCACACTTTAAGAAGATATTTGAAGAGTCAAGAGCATTCGTTCAAAGATTTACAATAGAGGGTATAGAGTTTGGTTTCATTCCTAACTTGGAGGAAATAAGTTTTGAGGAGTACGTTGATATAGAAGCAAACATCACAGACGTAAATAAGTTACACAAAGCTTTATCTATACTTTATAGACCGATTAAAGAACGTAAAAAAGATTTGTATACTATCGAATCAAAGGACAGAGGAAAAGACTTTACAGAGGTTTTAAAATATACGCCTTTAAATATTGCATTATCAGCACAGGTTTTTTTTTGGACTTTAGGACTCGAATTGTTGAAAGCTATCCCAAACTATTTGGAAGCACAGACGAGGGAACTCCAGACTATACAGCAAAGGGACAATTTAGCAAACAATGGGGATGGTATCACTCAATCTATGACTTATCTAACGGAGACATTACAAAGTTTGACGAAGTTACAAGGCAAGGACTACACAAGTGCCTTACACTATTGACATATAAACACGATTTAAATAAAATAATACAGCAAGAAAATGACAGGATATTACACGCTCATAGATAAACTAAAAACTATTTTAGACCAAGAACCATTTATCAACACGATAACAAAAGGAGGTATTGATCAAGTTGACTTGCAAAAGGTATCACTTTATCCAATTTGCCACATATCAATTAATAATTCACGAATAGAGGGCAGTACAATTGTTTACAACGTTTCGTTTATATTGATGGATATATTAGACCACAACAAAAAACAAAGTTCACACGTGTATTACTCACACGATAACGAGGACGATATAATAAACCAAATGAACGAACAAGCAATTAGAATCTACGAACTATTTAGACGTGGTGCATTTCACAATAATGGAATGCAGTTAGTTGATGAAAGCGCAAATATTGAATATTTTTCAGATAGGTTTGTAGATAAGGTTGCAGGGTGTACTTTGACTTTAGACGTTGCTCTTTACAATAATGGTACAATATGCTAAAAGATGAAATAATACAAGAATTAGAACGCTTTAAAAAATATGTATTAAGCCAATCACGAGCTAACTTAACGAGAGGTGGAAAAAACGTTTCTAAGAAGCTTTATAACTCAATCAAGGGTGAAACATTCGCAAGCAAAAAAGCTTCGTCTATTGGTTTGTATTTTGAAATGGAAGACCACGGAAGCTACCAAGACCAAGGGGTAAAAGGTAAAACTTCAAGTAACCGCGCTCCAAATTCACCTTATAAGTTCGGAACGGGTACAGGGCCCGAAGGAGGTTTAACGCAAGGAATTAAAGCATGGGTAAAAGCAAAGAGAATACAATTTAAATCAAAAGAAGAAGGAGCTAAAGGAAGATTTTTAAGCTACGACCAAACAGCTCGATTAATTACACGTGCTATATACAACAAAGGGTTAAAACCAAGTTATTTCTTTACAAAGCCATTTAACAATGCATTTGAAAGATTACCAAATGATATAGTTGATAGATATGGTTTAGTTATTGATGAATTACTAAAACAACAATTAAAATGAGTTCTTTTTATAAAATATTTACAAGGTCTCCTTATATAGTTTCAATAAATGAAACTTTACAAACAGAGGCAAAGATTGAGATATTTATTTCAAACACAATCGGAACGCTACCTGCATCACCTCAATATACTTTAACTAAGCCTATACCGAGCAGTAATTTAACAGAAATTACATTTGATATATCACCTTATTTTAAGGAGTTTATAAATCATTCTATTCCTCAAACATTAAGTGCAAATATAGACAGTTTAAATACGAATGAATATGCTTATGGTCTTGTTATTACTTATGCGAATACAGGAAGCGGT